TTAACCTGCTTAGCTGCATTGCAAAATGTTAATGCCAACATTTATAAAGAATGGGGCGGAGCTTTATATGTTGCTGAAGGTGTAATGAGTAATGGTGATTTTATTGATACAACTGTTGCCAAACACTGGTTTGCTGCAAGATATAGAGAAGAAATATTCAGAGTACTAAAAACCAGCCAGAAAGTAGGCCAGGATAATGCAGGAATTGGTCTTTTTGTTGATGCAGCTAAGCAGGTTAATAAAGTGGCTGCTAGAAATGGAGCTGTCGCTAAAGATGCTGACGGCAATTTCATGTCAACAGTAACTTATCCTACCAGAAAAGACTTGCTGAAAAATGATTTAGCAAACAGAGTTCTAAAGGGTGTTAAATCAACAGTAACCTATTCTGGAGCTTGGCACAATGTAGAATTAGATTTCTACTTAACACTGTAAAGGAGGTATTATAAATGGTCAATTATGATCCGCAAAAAGTAATTACTATTGTAGATAATTTTGTTTTGACTGGATTTGCTGAAGAGTCCATGGTTGAAGTTTCAAGAATGTCAGATAAAAGAAGTTCTCACGTAGGAGCTCAGGGAGAAGTTACATTTTCAAAGTCTGCTGATGATAGAGCAGAAGCTACAATTACATTAAAAGAGACCAGCCCGGCAAATGAAAAACTATACAACTTGTATAAGTCAGATGAAGAATTTGGCTTCTCTACAGTTGATCAGAACTTTGATGGTGATGTTTCTGGATCCGGCAGCAGGTGCGTAATTCAAAACTTGCCTGATAATGTGAAGTCTAATGAGCCGGGAGATAGAGAATGGGTTCTGCTTGTAGCTGACTATGAGGAAGCGTTCGAGGGGGTATTATAAATAATGGGTAAAGAAGGTAGCAAAAAAACAATTAGTGTAGGAGAAAATAAATACACTCTTCAAAATCCGGGTGTTCGCTGGTACATAAAACACCAGGATAAATGCCGGGATAGATACGGCTCGACATCCAGAAAGAAGTATATTGCTGGTTTGCTTGATAACGTTGTTATCAATCCAGTAAAAGTAGATGATTTTGATGTTAAAGGCGAAAAAGAGAAAAAGGTAACTGTAAATGGTGATGAATATACAGTTGAGTATATTGGCAATAAAGCTATTTTAGAAATTGAAGATAATTCTAAAGATGAAGCCGGGCAGTTTTCTCAGGAAGTTTATATTGATAATCTGATGGCCGAAGCTTTAAAAGAAGATATCACCATGGATGACTTTGAAAAGCTAAGTAATGTTCAGGACTTAATAGAAGAAATAGAAAACTATAACAGGTCTAAAGAACTGAAAGAGGTTGTAAAAAGTATAGAAACGTTTCTTGGAGCCTAAGTATAGTTCTATAAACAAAAAAGGTGAGTTAATAGTAAATCATGATCGTTACAAAAGGCAGATAAAAGGACTTCTTAAAGATTACTGGGCTCTGGTTTTTAAGATGCAGTCTGAGGAAGAAGTTGCAAAATGGGATTTAGATCATTTTTTAGAAGCCAGGGCTGCTTTAGAAGTTTTCAATGAAGAGATTAAAAATAGTTCTGAAGGAGGGCGGTAGATATGCCAGCAGGAGGAGCACAAAGGTTTTTGGGTTTTCAAGTTGGCTTTGGAATAAATGATAGGCCACTTACCCAGGCTGATAGAAGAGTTGATAGCTTTAAAAACAATGTAATAAGAGCTACTGATAGAATGGGAGCTCTGGAAAGAAAAGCAGTAACTGCCGGCCGGGCTATATCTGCTGCCTTTCATGATGCTAAAAAGCAAATAAGTAATGGTGTTGCGGTGTTAGAGCGGTACCGATATCAATTAGGTATAGCAGCTGGAATGGGCTTTGCTGCTATAGGAAGATCGGTGTTCAGTGCCGCGGATGCCAATGAAACTGTAAATAAATTTAATGTTGTTTTTGGAGAGGTTGCTAACCAGACGAGAAAATGGGCTGATGAATATGCTCAAAGTATTGGACGCTCTGAATATGCTACTTTAGGCTGGTTAAACAGTTTTCAGGATGTACTGGTGCCAATGGGTTTAGCTCGGGATGAAGCTGCAGGTCTTTCAAAAGAAATGGTTACTTTAGCAGCTGACTTAGGATCTTTCAACAATGTGGCAACAGCAAGAGCTGCTGAAGCTATGCAGTCTGCCCTGGTGGGTAATCATGAGGCTGTCAGAATGCTAGGTATCCAGTTGAGTGAAGCTCAATTAAATTTAGTTGCTCAAAGAGAAGGATATCAAAAGAATTTCAGAGATTTAGACAATCTCACAAAAATGCAGTTAAGATTTAATGAAATGATCAGACAGTCTGGAGATGCAGTAAACGATGCAACCAGAACTGCAATGGAATTTAACAACCAGTGGCTAAGATTTAAAGGTAATATTCGCGATGTATCAATCGCAATGGGTTTTAGTTTTATACCATCATTTAATAAAGGATTGATTGTTACTAATAAATTTCTTGAAAAGCTAGAAGAAAGCGAAAAACTTCAGGCTGCTACTAGATTCTTTGCAATAGGTGTTGCAATAACTGGAATAGCAGCGGCTATTGGTGGAGTAAGTGCAGCATGGCCCTTTATAGCTGGAATATTTTCTATAAGTAGTTTTGGTATAGCTGCAGCAGTGACCGGAATTGTTTTAGCAATAGAAGATTTATGGGTAGGTTTAAACGGTGGAGAAAGCACTTTGCTGCCTATAATTAATAAGTTTTTAGCATGGGCCGGAATAAACAAAGATTTAAAAGGTGTATTAGTTGATGTAGGTAATGCAGCACTCTGGACCTGGGAAGCTATCAAAGCATCATTTGCTTATATAGAGCCACTGGTTCAGTCAACTGTAATTGGAGCTGTAAGGATATTTGAAGGCGCTTTTAAGATGCTTTTCTCACCAATTAAAATGATATCAGGTTTAATTAAAGGGATAGTAACCGGTGATTTCGCAATGTACTGGGACGCTGTTGATCAGTTTTACAGCGGCATAGCTGATATATTTGAAGGAATAAAAACTATTGTTTCTGCAAAATTATATTTTATAGGTAATTTATTTTTGGATATTTTCAAATTGAGTCATATACCAGATATTGCTGGAGCGATTAAAGAAAAAATTATAGCTGCAGCAAACTATGTTAAAGATAACCCGCTGACTTTAGTTAGGTTTTTAATACCACCTGTTAACCTACCAGATATAATTAATAAGATTTATGAAGCAGGCAGGCAGTTTATTAAAGATAAAACTGGAATAGAACTGCCGGCTATTAAACTACCGACTCTTCCTGATTTGGTAGGCGGAATAAAATCAATCTGGAATAGCGGAAAGAATTTTGTTAATAATTTAGTTTCTTTCGATTTGCCGGGCTTGAGCATGCCGGATATACCAGATCCAATAGCAAAAATTGATGAATGGGCCAGTAAAATCAAAAGTAAATTAAGTAATATAGACTTTGGTTCTGCCCTAAAAACAGCAATTGAAAATGCTATGGATAAGCTGCCAGGCTGGATGCAGGGAATGGCTAAAAAAGTGATGGATTACCTCCCTCAATCACCTGCTAAAGTTGGACCATTAAGCAGATTGGATAAGGTAGGACCGGGGCTCACTCAAACCATCGGAAAAGGTGTTGATAAGTCCAGAAAGCAGGTTACTGGACCATTAAGCAATATGTGGACTGAGTCAATGATTACTGAGCCTAAGACTATTGTTAAAGACTACAATCCAATGTCGAGTATATCTGACAGTGGTTTTGGCAGTTCTCAAAGCGTTACAAATAATAATTATAATCAAAGCAATAAACAGTCCAGCAGTAAATCAGAAAAGAAAGTTGTTATTGAAAACCTCAATCTTGAAGGATCAAATAACACTGTTCAGGATGCTCAAAAAATAATAAAAATTATAGAACAATATTTTGATGGAGAGGCGACAGCATCGGTAGGTGAGGCCATTGGCTAGATTATATAATGATGATTTTGATATAGAAATTGAAGTTGCTCCTGAAGAATCTGTTAACTTGAAAAATGAAGTTACTGAAAAGCCAGTTGAAGATAAAACTGAAATAGCTGATCATATCAATCACCAGCCGGTTGAAATTAATCACACTTTTGTTATAGCTGGAGATGAAGCAGAAGATCAGCGGGATAGATTAGAAGAAGCAAGTCAGCATGATGAAGTTTTTAACTACATGGATGTTAAAGATTATAGACTATATGAAAATATGGTTATTTTAAGTATAAATTTTGACACTGATGCTCAAATAGCAAATGGTTACCAGGGCAGCATATCCTTAAAACAAGTACAAGTAGCTGAACAGGAAACTATATTTGTTAATTTAGGAATTGACCCATCAACCGGCAATGAAGTGCAGCAAAATGCTACAGAAACAGAAGAGCGGTCTAATGAAACAGAAAATGTAGATGAAGAAAGCACTGATCAGTCAATTCTTACCTCAATGATTTCTCCTTTCGGCGGTGATGAATAATGGAAGTTAAATATTTACCTGTAGAAAAAGAAAATATTAAACAGGTCCCGGACAGATTTTTGACTGATGTAGCAGGAACTGAACTTATATTTGAAATAAGTTGGAATCATCAAGGATTTTTTGTTATGTCAGTTTTTGATTCTACCGGGGAGGCTATACTTGAAGGTAAAAAAATAACTTACGGCACGAATATGTTCGACAATATTATTGATGACAGGCTGCCTGACGGTATCGGAATAATACCACTTGATAAAACAATGGCCGCAGAAAAAGAAGGAGTTACTTACAATAATTTTTATGACAGCGTGAAGCTATATATAGCTGGTGATTACTAATGTCAAAAGCTTTTGGAAGAAGAGTAATATTTACTCTAGAAAATAAAGAGATAAAATACCCTGATTTAGATTTAGAATTTGAAGTTAATTTTAATACTGACTCAGATGGCAATGTCGGCCATGTAAGATTTTTTAATATCAGCAACAAAACAATTGATCTTCTTAAAAAAGATACTAATTTCACTTTAAGAGCTGGCTACAAAAATGATGTTGGTCTGCTCTTGCCTGGAGTTATATCTCATACTCAAACATCGTGGGATACAACAGATAAGATTACTGAAATTGTAGTCGGCGATAATACTTCGGATTGGTTGAATACTACAGTTAATCAGACCTGGAGAGCTGGTATTAGAGCCAGAGATGTTGCTGTTGATTTAATTGATATGCTCCCTTTTGGAGTTGGAGAAATTAATTTAGCCAATAATATTGATTATCCTAAAGGAAAGACTTTTTCTGGCACCGTTAAGACCGCTCTCGAAGAAATAGCAAAAGATGCAGCTACTAAATTGCATGTTGGTAGAAGTAAAATTTATTTGAGACCTGAAGAAGTTGGAACCAGAGAGATTGTTAACCTCAATAAAAGGACCGGATTAATAGCTTCTCCGCAAAAGATTGATGAGGACGGAGAAGAAGGATATAAAGTACAATCTCTTTTAAATTATAGAATATGGGCTGACAGTATCATCAGTATAGAAAGCAAAACTATTTCCGGTCTATTTAGAGTAAAAAAAGGGCTGCATAAATTATCAAGCAGTGATTTTCTTACAGAAATGGAGGTTGTTAAAGTATGAGAGGTTCAAAATTAATGAAAAAATTGATTGATCAGGAATTAAAAGAGCTGCATGTAGCTTTGCCAGCTAAAATAGAAAATTATGATCCAGAAACTATGATAGCTGAAATCACTCTTTTATCTAAAAAAATATTGAATGATGAAGAAGTTACAATTCCCAAAATAATAGAAGTTCCTGTTGGCCATTTAAATGCTGGTCCTTTTGTGATTAGACCTCCATATCAAAAAGGTGATGTGGTCCAGGTGCTTTTCAATGAAAGAGCCCTGGATAAATTATTAATAACCGGCGATCCAGAAAGCGTTAAGTACAAAAGGAAACATGCTTTTGATGATGCTGTGGTAATAAAGGGTTTAAAAGCTGAACAGGAAAACAAGTTAAATTCTAACTATGGTCAAGATTTGCTTTTTGAAAATCAAGAAGCAGACAGCAGAATAGTAATGAAAGTTAATGGTGATCTATTAATTAAGACTAATGGAGAAACCACTATTAATTCTAGTGGCCCTGCGATAGTTAATGCACCAAAAACCACTGTTAATGGTGAAGTTGATTTGGCTGGAGGGGGCCCTCCAGTTGCAAGAGTAGGAGATGCTATCGAAACATATGTTAGTGGTGGATCATCTGCCGGTACTCATGTTGGTAAAATAACGGCTGGAAGTGGAAATGTAACATCCGGGTAAGTTAGGTGGTGATTATATGAGAAGTTTTTATTTTGATAAAGAAAAAGGCACTACAAAACTTAATGAATTACATGATATAGAAGAAGTGACAGGAAAGATGGAGCTTGAGCAAGCACTCTGGATCAGAATAATGACAAATCAGGGAGAATGGATTTTTGATTTAGACTTTGGTCACCCCTGGTTAAAACTTTTCAGAGAGAAAGCGACGGCCAGAAAGCACAGATCCGAACTTATCAAAACAATCTATAAAGAAGATAGAGTTAAAGAAATTTTAGAAATCAATGTTGATACTTCAGACCAAAAAAATAGAAAGCTTAAAATATATTTCAAAGCTTTAACTACTGAAGGTTTAATTGAATCGTCAGGGGAGGTGGAATTTTAATGTCTGATGAATTTGGTGTAACAGAAAAAGGGTTTAAGAAAAAAACTTATCAAGATATTGTTGAGTCTTTAGAAGAAAAATCAAAAAGTTATTTTGGAGATGATGTCAATTTGTCCTCTTCCTCTCCTAACGGCTGGTTTATAAGATTATTTGCTTTCAGCTTATCATTGATCTGGTCTGTAGCTGAAAAAGTATATAATTCAGCTTATGTAATTTTGGCAGAAGATCAAAGCTTAGATTATGCCGTATCTAATCTTAATGTAAAAAGAAAAGGAAAAAGAAAATCAGAAGTTCCACTGACTGTAATAGGAACCCCTGGTACTGAAATAGACAAAGGTTGGACTGTTGAAACTGAAACTGACAGTTCAATTAAATTTGAAACTAAATATAATACTACCATCCAATCAGATGGAGAAACAGAAGTCCAGTTAATAGCAAAAGAAGCTGGTGAAAAAGGAAATGTGCCGGCTAATACTATTACTGTTATTACTCAGCCTATTTCTGGTGTTGATTCAATTACAAATCCTATAGCAGCCGATTTTGGAAGAGATAGAGAAACAAATCACGAACTAAGAAACAGATATTTTAATCAGCTGGGCCAGAACTCTAGTGATGTAATTGCGGCTATTACTGCTGCAGTATCTGATATAAATGAAGTTAGACAGGTAAAAGTATTTGAAAATGATACTGAACAGACTAACTCTCTCGGTATGCCTATGAAGTCGGTATTTGCTGTAGTTCTGGGAGGGCTTGAAGAAGATATTGCTAAGGCTATTTATACTGCAAAAGCCGGCGGAATAAGAGCATATGGGGATATAATCACTGATGTTTTTGATGAGGGTGGAACTATCCATAAAATAGGGTTTTCAAGGCCTACTGATGTAGATACATATTACACAATAGACCTGATTACTAATGATGATTACCCTGTAGATGGTGATGAGCTGATAACTGATGCCATAGTTGATTATTTAGACGAATTGATTATAGCTGATGATATTATTCACTCCAAAATTACTCATGAAATACATGGAGCCTGCAGCGGTATTATTGATTTTGAATTATATATCGGCACCACTGCGAGCCCAACCACAAAAGATAATATTGAGATTTCAGGATTGGAAGTTGCAATTACTGATCCAACTAAGGTTGTGATCAACCATGTCTAAAATATTAGAAGCAATGAAAGAGAAGTTTAT